TATTACTTTTTGTTTGTCTTGTAGTTTATTGTTCTCGTAATATATTAAAAAATGTGGAACTTTAAACTCATCTTTGTATTTTTGCCTTTGCAGTTCGTGGTTCAATTTAGCCTGATTCTGATAAGGTGTATTCATATACTGATACGTTATTGGCTTAATTTGTAAACCTAAAAATAATTTTCCGTGGCTGTATGCTTCCCAATCAGTAAAATAGTTTTCATCTAAATTATAGTTTGCCTTTCTAAATTCAATGTTTGGAAATTCTTGTTTAAGTTCGTTAATTAAATCTATTTCGTTTAACATACCATTCCAAGTTTGACCAAGAACTCTAAACTTTGTATATTCAAAACAGGTATCTTCATCTAATTTAGTTATTTCCATAATCTTATTGGAAACTTCTTTTAGTATATCAACACCCATTACTGACTTATAAAATAAAAACCAACCTTTTGGAGTTAAAGTTTGTTCAGAGTTATAATAGTCATCAAATATTTTAGCACATTTTCCAACTTCTGAACTTCTAAATAGCCAAGCAATCTTTTTGTCTTTGTTTAATAAACTAAACTTTGTTTTATCAAAAGATACTTCAAACCTATTTTGTTTATTTACTTGCATTTTGCGTATCGTAAACTTGTTTGAGTTCGTTTATTTTATCTCTCCAACAAGAACCACAATTTGAAGGCTGTATGTTTTCATTAAATACATTCTTATAAATTTCAGTAATTCTATTCTGTTGCTTTGGTGTTAACTGATTATTAGTTACCGAAAAGAAATTAGTTAACCATTCGTTATCTACATCGTTTATACACTCTGTTTTTTTATAAGGAAATATTTTGTTAAGTAAATGCTTTCTATCTTCGCAACCACAATCTATTCCTGTTGCTTCAGATACTGCTTCAACTACTGCTTTAATTCCTGTTGCTTCAGTGATTTTTTCTATTGTATCACCAAGTCCTTTTGATTTTTTTGGTCTACCCATTTTTTTAAAGTTTTAAGTTATCGTAATCTTCTTGAAGTAATCTTTTAAGTTTTTGCTTATTAGCTTTTAACGTGTGAAATATTGAAACAAAACTAATACCTGTTTCTTTTGCTAATTTTCTTATTGAGGTTTTATTATCCCTGTATAAAGTAAATAGCTTTTTATCGTACCATTCCCAACTATTAACTTCTTGTTCTGCTTTTATTCTAAATTCATTCCATTCATTTTCTTTCTCTTCTGAATAGTCATCAATCAAGTTGTAAATTTCATCATTCAATTCACATTTGTCAATACGTTTTCTAATATTGTAAAGTTGAAAGTGTATGTTTCTTATTATTATAAATACATAACCACGATTGATTTTACCATTAGTAAACATTTGCTGTTCGGTTACGTTGTATTTATGTAATAAAAGGTACATTTCCTGAACGATATCCTCTGCCCAATCTTTGTCAAATACCGAAGCAAGTTCTACCCAATCGTTATGATACTTTGCAACCTGATTTAAAATATTCATTACCAATAAATATTAATTGATAAAACTCCAAGCAAAACCTGAATAGTATAATATTTTTCTTCATCTTGTTCATCACAGTCATAAAGAACACCAACCATAAAACCCTGTATTGATGCTATCTGAATATCTTTATCTGTTTGGTCTGCCCAAATTAAAAGAATAACTAATAAAGCTAATAAAATGTAAATCATAATTAATAAAGTTTGGCGGTTATTTTACCTACTTTCTTTTCTATAGCAGGTTTTAAAGCAATATTTATTTCAACGTTTGTTAATTCACTATCTAAATTTAAAATTGATTTATAAGCACCCTCGATAGCGTTCCAATCAATAACTGAATCAGCTTGTATAAGTTGCTCAATCATATCTAACTTAAATACTACATCTTTAAAATAAGCTAACAACTCAGGGTTATCAGAATTGTAAACTAACATCCTTGAAGTAGATACTTTTAAATCTTGTAAATGATTTTTAATTGTCAAGTTTTCCATTGTTCAAATTTATTAATAAGTTATTAACATTTTACATCTTTTAGTATATCATATAAATCACCTTCAACTTGTGGAAATCCAAAATTATTGACTTTAAAGTTAAAATCCTCAAAACTTGCATTTCTACTTCTTTTGCAACTTACTTTAACCAATTCTTTATTTACTGTATTTAATTCTAATTGGATTTGAGTTTCAGCTTTCTTTTCCAAGAACGAACCTAAATGTCCTGTTGGTTTATCAGTTCCGAAATTTGAGTGAATAACAGTTACTATATGACAATTTAATTCTTTTGACCAACGCATTAAATGCTGCACAACTTCAGAAGCCTGTTCTATATTATTAACATCAGCACATAAATCAGCAATACCATCAATAATAACTAAACCAATATCTTTACCTTCTAATTTGTCATAAAGTATATATTCAATAAACATAACACGTTCTTTAAACCCTAACTGACGCAAAGCATAAGTATAATATTTATCATCTTTTAATCCTGTCATTTGTAATGGTCTTTTAAAAACCATTGATGCGTGGAAGTTACCTTGTTCAGTATCAAAATGAATAACGTTTTTATCTTGCCTGTTTCCTCTTAAATTCCCACCAAAACCTTGTAATTCGTTTTTTAAATAAACTGCACTTAAAAGCGAAATAAAAAAGGTTTTTTTAGATTTAGGTGGTGCTTGAATAAAACTAAAGTTACCATAAGTTCCTATTGGAAGCGGATATGATTTATAACCATCTTTAGTTTCGTATTCTTTTGTTCCAAATGATAAAGCAGGTATTGGATATTCTATTTCTTGTTCAGGATTGATGTAACAGTCTTCTTCTAAAACTTCCATCAACATTCTTGTAATTGTTTCTTCTTCTGTCATTTTATTTATAATTTACTACTAATAATTGTTTTTTTGGGAATATACCAATATATCTATTTCCTGATAACCATTGATTAAATTGATTGTCTTTTTTTACATACAACATTTTAGCTTTTGTCAAATCTAAAAAATCTATTGCTATTTTTTCATTTCCTGTTATTTTTTTAAAAGGAATTATTATAACGTATGGTTCAATGTTATATTTATGATATTCAAATAAATAATTTTTTTTAATTCTTTTTAAATCATCTAACAAATCTACATCACAAGCATATTCTCTTGCTTGATTAAATGATAATTTTTTTCCCGTAAATTGATTTGATTCTGAAATTGTTTTTATTTCAGCTGTTATATTAACAAATTCATCAGCAAATTTAAAATCTATATCTCCAAGATATAAATCCATTTTTCCGCTAAAGTATTCACTTACAGAATTTTCAAAAAATAAATTTGTTTGTGTTTTCATAATTGTTTATTTTATTCCTAATATTAATATATGTTTTAAATCGTAAATAGATACATCAGTAACGTATATAATTGTTTTTACAAGCGCTTCATTAGTTTCTAAATTAACTAACGTTAAAGTGTCGTTTACTGCATAATTACGATTGTTACGTCTTATTTCAAATGTTTTGATTCCTGTTTTAATATCATTGAAATATTTATCTTGTATATCTAAAATATGATTCATTTTAATCAAATTGTTCGTTTATGATGTCAAATATACTAATTTGATTTTGAGCAACGTCTTTCCAAGCATCAGCATTAAACGTTATTAAATCCGTATTTATGTCGTTTTCAACTCCTACAAATTTATAAGATTTAGATATTCTTGTTGATGTATTATAATCACCTTGTGTTTTTTGTTTTTTTGATTGCATCATTTCTGCTTTTTCTTCTCCTTTTGTTTCGCCACAAAATAACCAATTTTTTGAATTATTAAAAACAGACCACAAAGCAGGATTTGATGTTTTTATGTACATTGTTTTATTATCGTTTTTATAAACTTGTCCAAACCAATCACAAAATTTAAAACCAATTCCTAAACCTTGAAAATCAGGCAATACAACTACTCGTGAAATACGATAACCATTTTGAATAACACCACTCGGAAAAGGCAATATAGCCATAAAAGCTATTGGTTTATCATTGAACAAAGCTACGAAACATTTTGCAGCTTTATTTAAATCTTCAGTTAAATAATGATTGTGTTTGAATAATTTCCAAGTTTCATATCGACATCGAACAATCTGAAGTTCAATTTTTGGTCGCCGAAGTGATGGCGCTATCTCAAGACGCCCTTTTGATGGTGAATAAATCCAATCAGGTTGCAACCATTCCATAATATCAAAATGACAAGATGCAAGTACAATTTTTTTGTTTGTGCGTCTAATATATTTTTGTAACGCATTAGACATAGCTTTAGCGACATCTCTATCTACTACTGATGTATATTCATCAACTAAAATTACTTCATTATCTGATGCTTTTCCTACTAAATAAGCAAGATTAGCACGATATTGTTCTCCGTTTGATAATGTATTAAATGGACGTAACCAAGTTGGTACTGAAGACAATCCCATAGCTGATAATAAAAATGTAGCTTCTTGTGGTTCTAACCAATCAAAATTAGATATTAAAGATTTATTATTATCAAAATATGAAACATCCATTTCTTTTTTGAAATAATTTTTTAATATTGTAGTTTTACCTGTACCACTTCCACCATACACAACTCCTATGTTCCATTGTTTTGGTAAATTTTCTAAATTAGCTTCAACTAAAACATTTGATTCATTTTTATTTTGTATGTCAAATGCTTCATATACATATTCAGTATATTTATCATTGTTAATTTTATGTGTTAAATTGATTTTCATAATTGTTTTTTTTAATTGTTTTCTATTTAATTTTCAAAACCAATACTATGAATTATATCGACTTTCAAAACTTTTAAAGGTTGTATAATACCTAATCTTTTATTTCTAAAATACCCATCAGTTTCTTTGTAAACAACATTTTTCAAAAATAAATTATTTTTTCCATCTTGCAAAGTTAAATTACAATAAAATATTTCTTTTTTTTTCATAATTGTTTTAAAAAAAGGGAGCTGTTACACTCCCAATTAATACTAAAATGGTAAATCACTTGTATCTACCGATGCAGTTTGTTGTGTTGCAGGTTGTCCTTCTTTTTTAACTGCTTTAATGTTTCCATCAGTCCAAACTACGTTTCCGTTACCTAAATAGTTTTTAGCTTTTTTAGCATCACGTTCTTCTTTAGTTTGTGAATCTGTTAAAGATACATTTTGACCCCATTGATTAGCGTCATCGTTAATGTTTAATGTACAATTATAGTACACTGCACCATCTTTACCCATTACAAACTTTTCTTTTGGTAGTTTGTCAACTCTAATGCTCAAATTGATAATTGAACTCATAATATATAAATTTACTTTGCCTACCTTTTTTTCCTGTTGTCAGCTATTCAGTTTTTATTTACTTTGCTTCTAATATTGGTAATTGTGCTTCAGTTGGAATATAAACCTTGTTATGACTATTGTTCATTCCTTGAATCATTAAGTATTTTAAATATTCAGGATTATCTTTTAAAGACTTTGAAATAGCGTTAATTGATTTAGATTTAGCTTCTGCTTCAATTAATCTTGTTTCTGCTTCTAATTTAGCACTTTCTAAATCAGCTTTAGCTTGTTCTATTTTTGCTTTTTTAGAACTTTCTGATTTTAACAGAATTTGTTTACCTGCACTTTGAGCATCTTTTTCAGCTTGTTCACGTTGAAAGTCATAACAAGATAATAATGTTAAAGACACACCTAAAATTAAAATTGTTTTTTTCATTTTAAAAATTTTTGTTGTTAAATAAATATTTTATAATTCTTACCACAATAATATAAAAAATAATAAGTAGTGGCACACCTATTAAATAAATTGCTAATCTCATACTATTTTACTTTTCTTAATTCTGCTCTTGTTTTTGCAGCTAAATTATACTTTTTTTCAATAGCTTCAATATTACCGCCATTTTTTAAATACTCAATAGCCTGTGTAAATTCAGGAGTGTTTACGTTTAACCACTTTTTATCTTCTTCAGTTGGTGCAGATTTAGTTTCTTTTCCGTGTGTATTAGTTGCATCAGCATCTTGCGTGTCATCAATTAAAAGTAAGTTACCTAAAGCGTATTTTTTACCATAAGATGAAGCTGAACCAAATTGTTGAGGAACTTGCATTCCTTTTTGCTGTAAGTCAACCCCTACTATTGCAGTAGCACTTATTTCATTTAAACCATTGTTATCGTAAATAGTAGCAACTGACTTTAACATAGGTGGTAAATTACTGTCAAATGATTCAACTAATGATTCGTTAATAGTAAAAGATACTCCATATTTTTCGTTATAAGGTTTTAACGCTTCTAAAATATCTTCTGCAGAACGGAAGTTGTATTTACCAAAAGAGTTAAACTTTGATTTGTTAGCTTTAAATTCTACTTGAATTTTGCTTAATTTTTCGTGTAATGATAATTCTTTCATAATTCGTAAGTTTTTTGTTTAATAATTGTTTTGTACTCATTTGGACAATCTTCATCACATAATTCAAATATGTGTGTTTTAACTTCGTTTAGTTTACTTTCAAGTTCGCAAATACGTTTTTGTAATGCTTCAACTTGGAATCTTTGGTAGTCGATTAAATCTTTCATTTGTTAATTGTTTTATTTTGATGAAGCAAATATATAATGCTTTTTTTAATTAGCAACTATAATTTATTTTTTTAACAAAACTTTAACTTTTAGGCAAAAAAAAGGATAGCCGTTAAACTACCCTCTTTTCAAACAATTAGAAACAATTAGAAATATCAAGAAAACTTTTTTAATTTATCTTTGTAGTGTTGAATCATATCCTGCAAATCTGCATCAGTAAATTTAACAGTTTGCTTTGATTTTAAAACCATTTGTTCAGCAAGTTCTAAACCCAAGTATTTAGCAAATAAAAACTGCTGACCCTGTGAAGTTATATTGCAACCATAACATTGAACTCCTACGTTGTTTTCATCCCAACGTGTTGAATAATGTCTACGACTCATAAAATGTCCGCATTGTAGTTTTTTCCAATGGTCATTTTTTCCACAAGTTACGCAAGTAGCAATTTCATCAAACGCATCTTTGCGTCTAATGTACTGACTAAATACAGTATCTAAATTCTTAACTAATGTGGAGCGTTTAACTTTCATTAATACAAATGTAAGTAAAGTTTATTAACAAAGTGGTTAATAAGTGTATTTTTTAACCCTCGCGTGCACACGCTTATTTTAATATATAATATAATATATATATAATAATATATTTATAATATAAATTTAAAATATCTTTTTAAAATATAATATATAATTAATAATAATATAATTAAAAATATAATATAATATTTAACATTATAATTATCTCTTTCTATATTCTTTTGTTTAATTACTTCTTTAGATTTAATATTTGATACTTTACTTTCGTTTTTAACGACTTTTATATCTTTTTTATATAAACTATTGTCTTTTTTGTTTTCGTGCCTTAAAACGACGTTAAAATACGTTTTGCCATTATAAGTAAATGGCTTTAAATTATCTTTAGCTTCTACAGTAAAAATATTTAATTCGTAATTAAATTTAATTTCTACATTTGAACTATCAGTTGTTACTATGTTTTCTACAATTTTAGTTTCAACTTCTTTCTCTTGCGTGTTTATAGCTACCTTACGTGACCCACAAGACGTTAAAATGATAAAAGTAAGTAAATATATATATTTCATAAAATAGTTCTTTAAATCGCTTTATATTCGTTTTTAGCATCAAAACTCGGACAAGCCTTTGCAACTCCTTTAAAATCTTTATGACCCTGAACAATAGCGTTTGGAAATTGTTTTTTAGCCTGTTTAACTAAATACAATAAACTTTCTTTTTGTTTTAAAGTTCTTGTATCTTTTGGTCTACCTGATTCATCAATACCACCAATGTAACTAAAATGAATAGATTGTGAATTATAACCTTTAACTCCGTTTGTAGTTTCTTCGTATTTTGCAAGTTCGTGAATAACACCATTTGCATCAATCAATCTATGATAACCTACAGACTTCCACTTTAAAGTATTTTTCCAATAACTTAAAATAGCTTCTTTTTTTGTGTTTGGTTGAGTAGCTGTACAATGAATAACAATCCAAGAAATTTCTCTATTCTTCATAATAAAATTTATATTTTTTAGTTTCTTTTGAAACAGATAAATAAGTTTGAAGAGTACCTTTATTAAATTTAAAATATTTCATACAATCTATATAATTTTTAAAAGTATGTTTTTTATTAAATTCTTTATCCTCAATAATAACTCTTTTACAAGATTCTAATTTTCCTTTTTGTACTCTTTTAATTCTTTCTTTTTCAGATATTCTTTTTATTTCTATATTTTCTTTTTTAAAATATCTAAAAGAAATGTTTTTATAACTTACAAACGAACTTTTTAAGTCTGCAATATTTTTAATTGAACTTCTTGGTATAATTAAATCTTCACTTGCTTTTTTAATTGAATTATATTCTTTTAAAAAATTACCATTTAAATCGTAACTATAAATCTTTTTTGCATTTGGACTATTTTGCATTAATTTATTTATATAATTACATTTTACTCCTTTATTCCAAGATTCAAAGTTTAAAGTACCATCACCACCATCAGTAGCATTTAAAAGATTACAACCTAAATCCTTGTATTTTTTTATGTAATATATTTCTTTTTCGTTTGCTTGTTTTAAATTTTCTATTCCTTCTTCAATACAAACTATTTCTAATAAATTACGATATTTTTGAAAATAATTTACTTTTTTTGGATTTCTTCTTTTATCACTTAAGTGTGAAGAAAATCTTGTGTGTAATTTATTTTTTGTAATTCCAATATACACAATTTCATTAGTGTCGATTCTCTGAATTTTGTATACTTTATAATTCATATTTTTTTTTATAAATATACAAAAATATATTTAATATTATTTAATTTGGTTAATATCTGTCTTAACTTCTTTTGCTCGGTTTAATAAATTCTTTAACATTTTCCAAATATCTATTTTTAATGCAGATTCTACGTTTTCTTTAATACTTACAAGTTCAATAAAAATTAATAAAATAGCAACCAATTTTGTAAACATAAATTCAATAGTAAAATGTAATTTAATAAATTCGTTTAATAAAAATTTATCAATCACATATAATAATAAAATAGTAATTTGGTATAAAAGCATTTTGCTAACTATATTGGATAACGTTCTACTTCTAATAGAACGCCATCCGTTTAATTTAACACTTTTAAAAATACCTGTAAATGTATCAAGGAATATACCAAAAGCAACTGCAATTAATAAACCCTGAATCGGTGCAAAGAATAATATTAAACCGCTAAAAAAATAATTAAGATACGTTTTCATAACCTGCAAAAGTATGTTTTGGGTTGTTTACCTCAATAGCATTAGTAAACTTAATTTCACTTTCACTCATTACGTCATAATGAAAACCATCAGCGTAAACGGGAGCAGTTATTTCTTTAAAATCAGCATCGTAAGTGCCATTCTCTAAAACTATTAATCCTATTTCTACTATCGCCTGTATACCTTGCCCGTAAGCTAAAGTAATTTCTTTGTTAAGGTTTTGTACTTCTACATAAATACCTTTACTTAAAAGGTCTTTTATTGCAGTTTCTTTATCTGTGTATTTTAATTTATATATGTACATATTAAATAGTTGTTAGTTCGGTTAATTCAGCATTTGTTAAACGTGTTGGGAAAAGTGATACTGTATTATAATTTCCAATACCAAAATTTGCAGGTAAATTATTGCTATTTAAAAACAAAGCAGATAATCCATTTGCTATAGAAATTGAAGAACTTGTAAATGTTTCTATTCCATTAATGTAAAAAGAAAAATCTCCACTTTTATATGCAAGTGCAATTTTTATATTTATATTTCTATTATCTCCATCTTTTAAAGTATTAAGAGAACCTGAAGGCAAAGAATAAAGCGTTATATTTCCTGATGTATTAAAACCTATAACGTAAGCCCCAAGAGTAACATTGCTATTATTGTACAATAAAAAAATATCTGCATTTTCGTTATTTGTGTTTATTTTACAATTTAAAAAAATAGTACCCTCAGTTTGACCAATTAAACTACTTATTCCTGTTTTACTAATCACATCAGCATTTCTTGTTACACTTGCTGAAGTTGTAGGAATGTAAGAAGTAGCGTAAGAGCCTGCTTCGAGTTGTGCACCCCAAATATATATAAATTCACTTCCTGTAAAATTTCCATTTGGCCATACAGCTGTAGAACTTGGTATATCAATAGTTACAACTGCACCTGTTGTTGCTGTTGCGATAGAAGTTGCCTCAACTCTATACCAACCATTACCTATATTGTTAATAGTTCCTGTTCCACTTACAACAACACCTGTATTTAGATTGAAAACAGGTGAATTTGTTTCGGTAGAAAATGCCGAACCGCTAAAACGTATTTTAACAAAATTACTACTACCTTTTTTTGCATAAACAGTATATTTATAAGATTGCCCTATAATTGTACTTATACCATTAAGATAAAAAATATTTGGAGATATAGAACTACCACTTGCACAAATAACTTTATCAGCAGTTAATGTTCCATTTGGTGATGCTGTATCATTTGCTACTATACTAACATTACTCGCATTCCAAGGAGAAGTATTAAACTGTTCTGAATATTGTAACAAATTAGTTCTTTGTGGCTCAACTAATATACTTGGACAGCTTCCATTCGTATAATCTAAACGTGGAACGTTACTCGCTACACTTGAAATCAATCCACTTGAATTAACCCTTGTAGCAGTTGTTGCTCTTGTTACAGTTAAATCGCCACTTCCATCGGTTGGTTTTATAGCATATAACTTTGATGCTTTTGTTCCGTTTGGAGTTACTACCAAACTTGCACTTTCAAATAAACTCATATTATATATTTTCTATATTATTAATTAAACATTGTTTTGCTTCAAACGTTCCACTATCGGTAGTAATTCTTGCAATAAAATTTACAACTGCTTCAACTTCGTTTCCTACAATTTCAGTTTCACCACTCCAACTTACAGAATAAGCAGAACCCCAACTTATATCATTACTAACAGCACCTTGACCCCAATAAATATTATTGTTGTTTACGCCTTGCCCCCAATCTATATTATTTGCCATATTTACTTAAAAATAGTTCTAATTTCTTTTTGTTTTCTTCTTTAGGCTTTTGATAATTGCCTACTTTTTTTCTTGTTTTTTTAGAGCACCCACGAACCATAAAAATTGTCTGTATCAGGGTACATATCCCCATTAGAGTTACTATTATATTCAGGAAAATCTTGATTATTAAAACACATAAAATCTATGAATCTTTGCGTATAGTGTTGTGCAATATCACGTTCCTTTTCAACCAAGAAATCAATTTCGTTTTTTTCTACACTTGTAGCGTTTTCAGAAGTATGTTTAAATACTCCTTTGTTAGCTATTGTATAAGCAGCAAATGGTAAATATTGAACCATAGCAAAATGAATCAACATCGGTTTAATGTATTCAGTAAGTAAGTTTTTGTACTTTAAATTAGCGTTTAAACTAATATCACCACTTAAAATTAATGTTTGAAACTTATTGTATAAATCAGTTCCTAAATAGTTTTGAATAGTTATATCCTGTGCTATTTTTATATATTGAATAAAATCATCTACATCTAAATTTCCATTTAGTATTGTAAATCTTTTTACATCTTCTGTACTTATTAGTAATGCGTGAGCCATTTGTTAATTGTTTTTAGGTAAAAATCCTTTGTTTGGCATATCTATCGGTCTTTGTGAAACTAAAGCAGCATTCTTGATTGTATATCCATACGCTTCAGCTTTTGCACCTGCTATTATTTTTGCTTTAGGTGAATTAACATCAATGTTAACGCCTTCAAAACTTGCATAAACTTGCTTATTCCAACGATGGTGACACGCTCCACCGCCTTTATATAACCATATTGAATAGGTATCAGCACCACGTGGACCCCAACCTTTATTAACCGCTTGTTCAGACATTCTTATAATATCTTCTTTACGATAAATTTTATTTGCTTCTGTCATTTTTTTGCAAAACAAACGAGTATTATCAGAATTTTCACCTGCATAAACATAGCGAGTTATAAAACGAATACCATCAATGTTTTCATCTTGTTCACTTTTAGCGTTTGGTCTTGCAGTTCCTGTACTTACAAAATTGTAAACTTTAGATAGTAAACTTTGTTTTGGTTCTTTATTTAATAATTCGTTTTCAGCATCATCGTTATCGTAGTCAACTTCGCTTTCGTCAATTAATAACCAATTTTCATTTTGAAATTCACCCAAGTCAATTAGACTTTGTGCAACCTCATCATCTAAAGAATCATCGGCAGAACAACAAACCTTGTCAGAAGACATTTTAACGCCTGTTTCCTCTTCGTTTGTTTCTGCGTTCATAGTATTTACGTCTATAAAATCAAGTGGCTGTATCGTCTTAAAATATAGGTTTAAAGCGATTCCGTTTATAGCTAATATTTCATCAATAGCTTCAATGATTTCTAATTGATATGGTCTAATAACTATATTGTCAAATAAACGTGTAGCAGTTTCTATTTCATCAGCGTTGTTACCTAAACCGCCACCTGATTCACGAATACCTAAAAGCATTGGACTTGTAACTCTATGGCCTACGATTAATTTTTCAAAACATTCAGTGCTTAAATACTCGTAATGAGCAGGAGCATCGTTTAAAGGAATATCATCAACTGTTGTTTTGTTTTCAGCACTTGCATTAAAAGACACAATTACTTTGTCACCACGTGAACCTGTTAATTTACGTTTAACATCGTTTGCAACTTCTTGACGTTTTTCTTCAGGTGGTATATTGTTATTAAAGTTAATTACTTTTGTACCGCTAAATCCGTTCATTACATCGTTAATCAAGTAATCAGAAATTTCTTGCTCTAACATTGCATAAGGTAAAGCACCTGAATAATCTATCGGAGTGTAATAATGGTAACCTGAAATATAAGGCTTAATAACATATATTTCAACTTCTTTTCCGTTACCAAAACCAAAAGCAGGGATACGTTTTAATTGGTCACCTTTTCTGTAATTTGCCCAATCGTGATGATAAAACCACGCTTCAATTTCGCCTTTGTCATTACATTTTTCAGCACGTAAAGTATGAATAGGAAAATGCTCAACAGATTTAACTTTTCCGTTTAAGTAAATAACCTGCATTGAAGCCATACCTAAAAGTTTACGTTCCAAAGATACTTTACGCAAACAATCCTTTTTTACAATAGACATCATTTGTGCATACTCGTTAGGCTTTCTATTTGAATCGGTAGCATCAAGACCTTTACCATAAACCATATTAGCAATACCTGTTATAATAGCGTGATTTGTATTTGAATATAAAAACCTATCTATTAAGTATTGAAAATAGTTGTTATCTTCTCCGTATTCAACAAAATCTTTATTTTTAGATTCAGTTATCGTTGGAGAATTATAAGCACTTAAACTTAAAATGTGTACGTTATTCATAAATTATGTATTCGTTATCAGAAGTTCTTTGTGTGTAAACATTATTGTTTATACTAAATTCTTCAATTATTTGATTTGTGCAAAATATTTTATCTTTATAAACTACATCTGTACCATTTAAAATTGTTAAAGTGTAGAATTTATTTTGTTTTATCGGAAAAACCAAATTAGTAACTGCGTAATATTTATCAATCGAAAATACGCATTCAATAGTTTCTTCTGTATTAGCTTCTTCATCTCTTAAAACAATAGCATCAGCTTCTAAACCATCTATTGTGGCGTATAAGTTTTGTGCTGCTTCTTGTTCTTTTAAAATTATCATTGTTTTTATTTAAAAATAAACAATCTTTGTTTTTGTATAAATAAAAAAAGGGTAGCTTTTACACTACCCAATTTTCAACTATTTATTAATTTAATTAAGAACCAACTACAACAGTGAATCCTGCAGCAGTTAACGTATCACCAATAAAGTTAGCAGGAACTTGTTCCATTCCTGTTAAAGTTAAAGTGTAACCACTTAAATCACCGAAAGCACCACCTGTTACAATAGTACCACCTGTAACATCCATTCCGTGGTCTAATCCTGCTAAAAAGAAGTTTCCGTTGTTATCTTCTACGATAACATTTGGTCTTCCGTAAGCCATTAATTTCAATTCTTTGTGGTCTTTAACAGTTAATTTCTTAAATGTTAATTCCAATACCTGCTCGAAAAATGTTGTTCCATTTTCACGTGAGCTGTTTACATTTTGTGTAAATGTAGAAGCACCTTTTAAATCGTATTTATAAGCTGTTGGAGTACCTGCTACTGCATCAATTACGTCTGTATTTGTTGCATCGTAAGTTACGCCTGTCATATCTCCATAGTTTACGAAATAAACCGCTTTCAATCCACCTACTGAATCTTTGCAAGGTTCGATTCTACCAAATCCTAAGTCACAAGCCATTTGTTTATATTTTTATATGTTATTAAAAAAAAAGGTGGTGTTTATTGCACCACCCTTTATAATTGGTTATTCAAAAAATTATGCAGGAGTGTAAAGAACGATATCAGAACCGATTCCGTATTGTACACCTGCTGTAAATCTCATAACGATTCTTACATTTTGACTTCCGTCGATGTCAGCCATATCAATAACTTTCACTTCATTGTGGTCAGCTAATAAACCTGTACCGAAGTATAAGTTAGATTTTTGAGCAGCCATCATATAGTTATCAGCTAATCCGTTAGCAACAAATATTTTAACTCCGTCAAAAGTTAAACTTCCGTTGTTAAACCACTGAGTACCCATTGCATTAGTACCATTAGCACCTAAACCTGATGCAGCAAATCCGCCTAAAGCACGAACGTAAGCACGAGCAACGTTTTGAGATACATAAAGATATAAATCTTCTTGTCCGTATAATGCAGAAGGGATAGCATCAACTACTTTACCCATTTCTTCAATAACGTTAGCAGCAGTGATAGCTTCACCTGCTACGTCAATAACAGTTGCATCAGCAGTAGCTAAAGTAACTAAACCATCAAATTGACCTGCAGTTGCGTTAGCACCTCTCCAAATAGATACTTCATTGTTTTGAGCAGCTTTAGCAGCAACGTGTGCTAATAAGAAATCTTGAAAAGAAGGTGGTAATGTATCAAATGCAGAATATCCCATTTGAATCGCTTCCCAATCGCTGCGGAAGTCTTTTTTACACAAAGATAGGTTAATTTGGAATTCCTCAGGTTGAAGGATTCTTTCAGTTAAAGTAACTGTAGAAGTTGCATCGAAATCACAAGTAGCGTTTTTAACTAAATCGTTAGTTGCTAATTTTTTGATAACTTCTTTATACTTTACGTTTGGTTTTACTTCAATACCACCGTTTTCGATAGTAGTTGCAGAAAGTAATGCAGCAGAAATATATTTCCCTGCAAATTGACCTGCATAAGTAGTTGTAATAGAGGTTGTAGTCGCCATTTTTTATTATTTAAAGTTTGAAATTTTGTTTAATACAGAATCAAAAGTTGTTCTTGTTCTGTTTTGTGAAAAAAGATTTACATCTCTTTTAGCAGTAGCTTCAGGGTTATGAGTTAATGGTTCAGCAGATAATTCTACTTCTTCAACTTTAACTTCTGTTTTAGCTAATTTTAATTCTTCGATTTCTTTTTTCAAAGATTCGATTTCAGCAAAGAACATTTCTTTAGTAACTGATTCAATTACTCTTTTAGGTTCTTTAACCTCAGCCATTTCTTGCTCTACTTCAACTTCCACTTCTGCTTCAGGAGTTTCCTCTTCAACAACAGCTTCTTTGATTTCAGCAATAATTCCTTCTTCGGCTACGATTAAAATCATACCATCTTCTAACTTGTATTCTCCAACAGGTAAAGCAATTCTATCTTCTTCGTTTACGATGAAAACACTTGCACCTGCTTCAAATACTTCAGCTTCGATAATAGTACCATTTTCTAAAGCCATTTGAGCAAGTTTTACTTCCATTCCCAATAAGGTTTTAATTTGGTTAATTACGTTCGACATTTATATTTAATTTAATTATAGATTTTTATATTCTCCAAATTCTTTATCTTCAGTATAAATTTCCAATGAAGTATAAACTTTGTTTAATGAAGTATAGGCAGGAATAGTTTTTACATCGATACCTAATTCTTTTGCAGTTTTTTCAGCTTTACCTAATATGTCAGTTATTTTTTTCATTGTACCTTCAGCAGAAACTATATTTTTAACTGCTTTTGCTAATTCAGTTTTTCCTAAATTTTTAGCATCAGCAATAGCTTTATCGATATTTCTTAAATTATCATTGTCTGCTTTTAACCTTGTTAACTGAGCATCAGCTTCAGAAGAAAGTTTTGCCATATCATCAGCAATAGCTAACTCAACTTTTTGTGTAGCAAGTTCTGTTTTGAATAATTTGTTACCTACGGATTTTAACGTACTCATTTGATTTTTGTTTTAAAATTAATATTATAAAGTTTTGTTATATTTTTAAGGTTAACCATTGTTAGAAACTATTGTCCTTGTTCCATTTACATTGGTTATTAATGATTCACCACCTTGTGAAAGTGTAGCACCAACTCCTTGAGCCTGTAAATCACCATTACAACATTCTTTTTTATAAGTGCTGTCTGCACAAAGACAACCTCTGTTTCCGCCCTTTGGACTTGTTTTACTTTTTGTAGCTTTACTCATTTTTATTAGTATTTATGATTTTGTGTTCTTTGAATAAAATATATTACATCGTGTATTTTTCCTGAGTGACTTGCTTTCATTTTAACGCTTAACCCATTTGTTACTACATCTTCATCAGCATAATATTGAAATGTTTTAGCAAATGTATGTTCTGAATTAGCACCTTTTGGGAAAGTTATTGTGTCTTTAACTCTATCGTAAGGAGTTCCATTTCCACCTTCAAGGTATAAGTCAACATATCCGTTTGCGTTGCTTATTTGTGCTTTAAATGCGATTGTAACTATATACACATCGTTTTCAAACTCTGCTCTTAATTTGTTACTTGCATAATAATCAATTTCTGAGTGTATATGTTCATCAATTACAAAACCTTTATTATTTGGTATTGTAAAAGCAGTTGTAGTAAACGAATAAGGCGAAGCACTTGTATATTGTGTATCATCGTATCTTGCCCAACCTAAACCCATTTTATCAGATTGTGGTGGATATACTCTAACTTGTTCACCATTAAATCCCATAAATAAAGATTCATCAGTAACCAACATAGCACCTTGTTCGATATTTACTTCGTCTACTTCTGTTTGAGTAGCATTACCAACGTGAACTTTAAATGCAGTATTTTTCATTATACGTTTTTAAGTATTTCTTTTAATTTAGAAATCAATTCTTCGTCTTCAGTAAGTACCTTTGATAATTCTTTTTTCTTTTCTAATTGGTCAGCAAAATGTCCTTCCAAACTGAAACCTTTTACTTTTCCTGTTTTAACGTAATCGTTCCAAATTTCATCGTTGTCAACTTTTACACTTGCCATCCAAGTACCAACAGGAACACTTAAATTATATAAAGCAGTTTTGTCTTTAGTTAAATCTTCAACTATCCAACTTTCAACAACTGTTAAACCATCGATTGCTTTTGAGTGTTCTAATGTTGAATTGCCTTGATTCCCTTTTTTTAAAAACAACTGCGATGCTTTTACAACAGTATCTTTTGAAAAATATATATAATATTCATCTTCGCCATTACGTCGGTAAATCGGCTTTTCAGGGATTAAAACAGCACCCATCAAAATACGTTTCTCTTTATCTACTTCAGCAAGTTTAACTTCTTCAGATTTTAATGCTACAAAGTCAGATTCAATAGCAGGGTTTTCTACGATTGAAATAGCTTCAACACCTTGCAAATCTTCTTTGTCATCTATAATAAGTTCTATTAAATTCATTTGTTTTTATTTAAAAATTAATTATTTATTAAATTGTTTTTTATACCCAAAAAGGTATAGTATAAACAAATTTGTTTACATTATACCCAATAAGGTATATTATCCTAAAGAAGCATTTTGAATAATGTTTCTATCTAAACTTTGTGCGGTTGTTACATTGTTTGCAACTACATACGCTTGGACAGGTTGTTGACTTCCTAATGTTTGAGCAATTTGATTTACACCGCTATTGCCTACAACGTTAAATTGAGGGGGTGGAGCACCACCACCTGTTGGAGCAGAACCACCACCGCCGCCGCCTGAACTTCCGCCTGTAGATGAACCGCCACTTGATAATAATTTTTTAGCTCTTGCTATGTTTGAAACAACTGATAAAGCAGTAGATGCGTATGAAATTATCCTTGCTGCAGTACCAATTCCCGGAACAGTTGGAAAAGCTAACTGAGCAGCAGTTCCTTCAGCATTTGCTAAAGTAGACGCTTTAGAAATAGCAACCGCACTATCAATTCCAATTTGTGTTAAAGCAATAGCTTTTGATATTCCTTGACCTGCTTTTGTTTTAGCTAAACCTGATTCTTCTAAACCTGATATTATATTAGTCAAGTTTTGTTTTGAAGCAGCAATAGCTTCATCTTTTGATTTTTGAAATTCTAAATCTTCAGCAGCATCAGTTTCTCTTTTTTTCTTTGCTTCTTCATCTCTTGCAATAGCCTTTTCAGATTCAGCCATCCAATATTCTTCTTCTTTAACCCTGTCTTCTTCTTTGAATTTATCTTTTAATTCTTTTTCTTTTGTAAGTTGTGCTTCTTTTAAAGAAGTTGTATCTTGACCGAATTTTGTAGCTTCTTCAATTAATAATCTATATTGTTCTTGAACTTGAAATAACTCCTCTGCTCTACGTTCCGCTTCAGTATCAATTTCGCCTTGTCTAATACGTTCTAAAGCATCTGCTTTATCTTTCTCGTTTTGTATAGCTTTATCGTTAGCTTCTTTTCTTTTATCAGAAGATTCTTTAGCTGCTTGATTGTCAATATTATTAATAGAAAGTTGCAACCCTGCTCTATCATTTTTTAATTTTTGTAACGCTTTCTTTTGTTCGGCTACAACTGCATTTCCTTCTTCTTCAGTTTTCTTTGGGTCAAAAACAAGATTTGATAATGCTGAAAATGCTTTCTCTTCTAAACCAAAATCTTTACCTAAAGCATCACCAACTAAATCAACTGTTTTTAAAAGTGCAGTAAGTGGAACAAGCATAAATTTAAGAACATCAGCTAAAATTTCTTTATTTCTTTTAGCTGCTTCAGTTTGTGCTTTTGCAGTTGCTATTGATTGCTCAATTTGAATTTCAGAAGCCTTTATAACTTGGTCAGTTTGTGCTATTTTAGTTTTTAAAATTTCTTTCTCAGATTTACCTTGAAGTTTTAAAATATTATCTTGATTACCTATTGTGTCAAGTTTATTTTGTTCAGCTTCTAAATTTGTTTGTGCTAAACTATTTAAATCTTCTTGTTCACTACTTACTCCGTTAACCGCTTCTTTAATATCATCCCAATAAGCTACAACTGCACCTAAAGCAACTAATAAAACACCAATACCTGTAGCGGCAATTCCTGTTTTAATTCCGTTTAATGCAGCCTTTGCCGAAGTTCCTAATGCTTTAAAAGCAACTGAACCCTCACGCAAACCACGAACACCCTCAGCAAGTGCCATTGCACCCTGAACTTTTAATATAGCAGCTTCAAGTTCTTCACTTTGTCCGCCTGTTAAAGCCATCGCACCTTGAATACCTGCAAAAGCAGAAGTAGCACCTTGTAAAGCTCCACCTAATTTAGTATCAAATGTAGTTGCTGCAGCGTCAACAACCATATCCGTTTGCATTTGCACTTGTCTATACTGCCCAACAGATGCTAATAAATCTTTATATTCTTGACTTGCACTTTGACCTGCTAAAGCTAACTCATAAAGCCTATCTTCAGCTTCACCCATTCTTGCGGTTAAAGGTTTTAAATCACCATAAACTTCTTCAAAGGTGGCTTCTACGCCTTTAGCTGATGAATCAACTTTCTCTAACGCTTTTGAAAGGTTATCTAAACCACCAACCGCTTGGACTGTACTTACATCAATTTCTATTGTTTTCTTAATTGCCATTTTATCGCTTGTTTTAATTCTTTAATGTTTGTTGGTAATTTATGTTTTCCTTTTGCTATTGCAATCGCTTCGCTATCGTGTTCGTTTAACAATGGAAGCATTTCTAATATTAATTTAAGCATCTTGTATAATTGCTATTAAATCGTTATTGTTACTTATTATTGATGCGTTGCGTTCTAAACCGCTCACGTTTGGTTTAACTTCTATTTTAACACCTAATTCATTAAAAGAAATTCCTGTTATCATACTATCGACGTCTTCAGCAATAGTCCAAGTTAAAGGCTCTTTTGAAGTTGTAAATACATCAAATATAACTGCTTGATTGCTAATACTTCTTAAAGAACTATTATCATAATTGATACTTCTAAAATCTTGAATCAATTCAAAATCACTTTCAAAGGTTGTTAAATCAGTTGTGTATTGGTTTATAATATATCTTTTATCTCTGATAACAATTCTATCGTTTAACCTTAAATTTAATAATTCTAAATAAGGTAAACGCATTTTAACTTTTACCATTCTTGATTTTAAAGAATACAAGTTATTTAAGTAAGCCAAATAATAGTTATTAAATAATGAATTGTTGATAGGCTCTAAAAAATAAGAACTAATTTCAACACCCCAATTTAAAGTGTTGTTTGTTAAATCAGAAGTATCAATACAATCTTGCCCAAATACATTAAAATTTGATATGTTTGTTGCTCCACTTCCGTTATTAATAAATAATGTTCCTGATTTTCTTTCAGTGAAATATAAAATAATTGGTTTTGGTGCGTATGGTGTTAAGTCTGATTTTAAAGCATAACCAACTTGTAAATTAGTACCTGTAAACTTATTAAATAATAAATTTTCAAATGGTAACTTAATTGAATAATCAGAACCATCAGTATTAAAAGTAGAACTTAAATTTCCGTACTCTCTTGAATTTGTAGTAAAAAAGTTTCTACTTAAAACATTCTCACTTTTTTCATATTCAAAATTGATTTTCTTGTATGGTTTTATTCTATTAAAATCTAAATCAGTTGTACAATATTCACTAAAATCTTTTATATCACCTAAAAAATACCAATTTTCCAACTGCTCTAATGTAAAATTAATTCCATCTGTACTAAAAGCAGTAAGATTAAACATTTTTAATATTCCACTAAAGAAATCAGTTACCTTAATATCAGGCATATAATTTAATAAATTCAAATTAGAATTTAAACTTCCACTACTTGAACCTAAATTAACTGTTGGGAAAGTTGTATTGTTTGTATTTATATTCCATCTTGTATATGAAAACGAATAAGAATAAGTGTAAGTTGTTGGAGTAAAAGACTCAACAAAAAATGTATAAGCACCACCACCAAATGCTGCAGGTATATTTATAGTTGATTGACTTGCATTAAATTCTAAAGTAGTAAATAAACTCCCATCTTTGTATATAAATATTCTATGGTCTGTAATTGCAGGAAAGTTTATTACTATTCTAAAATTAAACTGTTGTGCTATCACACCACCACCAATTCCAACACTTGCAGCAATAACTAAATTATAAGTGTTGTTTTCAATATTAAAAACTTGAGGTAAATAAGTATTGTTATTATTAAATAAAATTTGTTTTCTTTGTGTTGTAGAAACAAATCGTCTTGAATCGTTTCCTTTCAACCATAAATAAGCCTTATTAAATTTTTGTTGATTTAAAAAAGTACCGCTAAAATTCAAATTGTATTTATCAGCAATAGCATCGAAAACTCTTGCTACTTTTATAGCAGGATATAATTCATCATAATTAATTGCTCCGCCACTTGTTGAAATATCATTTGCACCACCTACACCATACTGCCAAACTCTATCAGAAGTAATTAATGGAAACATAACATCTTCAGGAGTAAATACAGTAACTTTACTTCTAACAGCAGTTCCGCTGTAAGAAATAGTATAATCATTTATTTCTTCTACATCGTTTAATTTATCTTCACCAAATTTATCAGTTAAAGATTTTAAATCTCCATAGAAAGTAATTTTATAATCTTCTATTCTATTGTTTTTTAAACTTGCTGATTCTAACTGCCATTTACCTGTTCTAAATAATTGCGTATCAAGTTCAATGTAACCATCATATCTTACACGTTGGTCAAATCCATTGTCTAAACTATTTTCGTACCAATGTCTAAATATTTCGTTATTGTTATCACTTGCAGGAATTGTAAACGATTGTGAATAGTCGGTAAATACTTTTGATATATCGTTAACGTTTTGTATAGATGAAGTTAAAGAAATCTTTTCATCTTCAAATAACTCTATTCTGCGAACAAAATCAGTTTCAGCTACAGCAGGAACAACACCACCTAAATCGTTTATTATATTTAGCAAACAATTTTCAGATTCATAAACACCGCCATCAGCTAAAACTCTTGCAGCAAAATCAGTTATAGTATTTAAAGCAATACCACTAACACCACCTAAAGAATCTACTTCAGTTTTTAAACAATTAAACGCTTCAAAAGTACCGCCATCAGCTAAAACCCTATCTTCAAATTTTTCTATAACTAAATCTAAAGAAGGGTCGTACTGTTTTTTTGTTTTAATATATAAAGCTACTTTCATTTATATTACATCGTTAATTAACCCAAAGTTATATTCAAATTCTATTTCGTAGTTAATATTCTTTTCTTTTAAATTTGTTTTATAATCTGCACTTTGACTTTTTACTGTTACAGGTTTATTGTCTAATAAAACAGTTTGACTTAAAAGTAAATCTTGTATTAATTCAAAGTAGTTTTCATCAACCCATCCTGTGTTACATTTTATTTTTTGTTTACCTTGTTGATTAAATACTCTTTTTTGACCTTGTAAGGCATTATAATTTATTGATGAAGGTAACATATCAAAATCTTTAGAAGTTACGTCTATCGAACTGCTATTAGCTTTAAAAAACGTTAAGAACTGCCAACCACCAAAACGATTAATAAATTTACAAGTTATTGGTGTATATTTAGGTTCGCATAATTGTTCGGTGTTAATTCCAAAAATAGGTTCAAGTCCTATGAATAAAGAATAATTATCATAATCATAAGGTAATTTCCATAAGCCTTCGCTTGTTGGTGTAAAAAAACTAACCGATGTATTAGATGACCATACATAATATTCATTATCTTCAATCCAAACATTTATATAATTAAAACCTGAAAATGTAGTTAACTTAATATTTGTATTTACTAAAGGTATTATAGTATCAGTATTGCTTTGATTATAACCGCCTGAGTATTGTGTGTAACCATTTAAACAAACAAATGTTTCTGTATTTAAAAGCGTTTCTGTTGAGGTTTCTAATTTATATGTTTTAATTTTCATATAACACCAAGTATTTGAATTTTCTTCAGTAGCTACTGAAACAGTTACAGGTGCAATAGGTTTAATAAATTCCTTTGCATAGTTTGCTACATTCCAAGATACTAAAGTTTGAGAAGCACTCGCTATGTTTTTACTTAAAGTATAATTTGGAATTATAGGTTCGGTAGTTCCTTTATTCCATAAGAATATTTCTATTTTAGCACCTGTTTGTCCTGATTCGTTTATTTCAATAAAATACGGACTTCTTATAAATATTTTTTTCATTTTTTATTAATTGTATATTGTAAAAATTGTTCAACGTCTAATCCGTATGCTTCAACCAATTCATCAGGTAATCGTTCAAATGCTTTGTTAAATGGTTTTGTAAAAAACAAACTTGGTTTAATTCCGTTCTTTAAAATACCACCTGCAATTAAATAAGCAGTAGATTTATAAGACATAAACTTTCCATTTTCTTTTCTAAATTGAAACCTACGTTTTGTAACCCAATCAGTAATTGGTTTTAATGGTGGTCTTTTACTTTTATAACTAAATGGAGTATCATATTTTCTTTTCGTTCCACTAACTCCTTGGTCTTGAAAAGCACCATAATCTTCCATTAAAAAAGACATTCTAAAACTATTAGCACCTACCTCAATTTCACTATCTAAACTATTATATAACTTCTTATTTACGTTCTTATCGCTTTTACTTAAATTACTTCTACTCTGCTGAATTACATATTTAGCAAAGTCGTTTAAGTATTTATATGTTTGTTTATTATCCATTAACAGATAGTAATATCGTTTCTTACTAATACATCAAACGTAACCGCCCATCCTGCTAAATCGTTCTCAAATCGTTCTGTAAATGGTTCGTAAGTAGGATTACCTGTTAACTCCCAAAAGTCATCAGCAATATCTGCTCTATTTAATTTATTTAAAACCCTTGTAGCTAAAAGTAATTGAGTGTTCCAAATATCAACTTTATTGCTATCATCTTTTTGGTTTATAATATCCATTAACAAAATAGTAATATTAAAAGATAATACGTTACCTTGATGCGTTGCACTATTTAATATAATATGACTTAATGGAAATATTGTTTGTTTGTTTAAATCAACTTCAAATATATCACCCTCTGTAACTGTGTTTACAAATGGCTCATCAAGTAACACATCTTTAATTTCTTTTATAATTCTATATACCATTTCTTTTTATATTTTTAATTTCTATTTCTGTTTTTTC